TCAACGCCGGGACTGTTATCATCAAGATACTGCCTAATAATGGCGGTGTCAGAAGAATGCATCCTTTCAACCAACTTTTCAATCTTGAATCTATCTTTTACGCCCATAGCCTCAACAATAACAAGAGACAAGTTTTTCTCAACAACATCATTCAGAGATTCGACAGATTGAACCTGTCTAAATTTCTTAGTTAATTTATTAACCTTTGCCCCCGACGGGCCAATAAGCTTTTTGTGCTTCTTTTCTGCAGTCATTGTGGTTAAATCATATCTACGAAGCATTCTGATTTTAACAACAAAATCTCTACCAGTAGATTGTGACAAATACGGTAGTTTAACTTCAAAAGGCTCATCGTCAATTTCTTTCTTGGGGCCTTTTATGGTAGAAGCAAGTTGATTTAAGTCGAACACATGTTGTTGTTTGTGCTTGCATTCTTCATCAGAACAAGTGATCGTGAAATCATAAAGATTACCAAAAGTAACACCTCTCAGATAAAACAAAAGAAATGTACTATCACCAACTAAAAGATTTGTTGGATCAAATTCTTCATTTGGGAAACGAACACAATATTTAAAAATCATATCCAAAGCTTGGCCAGTTTTTGCCAGACGAACAGTTGACAGGATTTTTTCAGTATAAATGCTCATTGGTCTAACCTGTATGACACCACCAGGTATCATGCCCTCGTAATAAACACCTTTACTAGGCAAAGTTACAGGTTCCCATGGGACCAGCTCATTGTCATCTTTACCAAGGATGAAATCAAGAACTTCTTCGTCACTCTTGTCGTTTAATTCACCAGAAAAGTCGACATTATGTTCTGAAAAAGTATCGAGAGAACCAATCTCTCCATTGAATTCGTCTTTTTTAAATTCAGTAATTGGTTTCAACTCGTCAATTGGTTCCTTGGAAAGTTCCGGCACATTTGACACAGACTCAACCTGCTCATCCGGTTGTTCATTTGGTGTTGACGCACCCTGAGTATTCTCAGACATACGTAATCTCCTTTTCTAATTTTAATAATTTATTTACTTTTTATTAAATACTTTATGCTGTGGCAGCAGCCGATGCAAGCTGTGCAGCTGTTGGGCCGCCACTTAATATAGGTGTTGAACTATTTGATGCTGACGACGGATCTACTATTGTGTAATAATCATATACAAATTCTACGACAAGTGTTTTTAAGGATTCGTCAGCCATATTTAATTTTGAATGCGACATTTTCTTAGGCCACGCACCATAAATTTCAAATGTTTTAGTGGCATCACCAAGATGGTCTAACATCTCCACTTTTAATGTTTTCTTTATGTCTGTGGTGTTGCCGCCATCAAAAAGACCTTTTTCTGGATTCCATATTTTATCGGTCCATTCTTCAAAATCATTCTGTAACGACCCAAAATCATAAAAAGTCATATCAATATTTGGAAATGATGGTTTTTTGGGTATTTTGTATTCTAAACTCATACCCTGAACTGTCAATATATCAAAATCAATAGACGGCAATGTGCAATCTAAAACTAACCCCCAATTTTTTCTATTGACTGGTAGTCCAGATATTTTCCATCTATATGAGCGGTAGATGTCGCTATTGACATCTACCGCCGTATCTGAACCACCAGTTCCACAAATATTAAATCCAGGCATTAGATTTTCTGCGCTCTATCATATTTGAAAATAACAGCAACTTCACACAATTCTTCAGAAGAATAATCAAGGTTGCCCCAATCAACATCATAAGGCCACGCGTTGCAATATCTCCAGCTTTCTGTGTGTCTTTCACCAGTGTGATCAAGCATGCTCAGCTCGATATTCTTTTTGTAAGTTCTTGGGTGAAGAGCATTCGCACCAGGAATATCATAAGTTGTGCTTTGAAGCCAATCATAGATAGTCTTAGAAACATCTGGCTGTTGTTCAACATCATAAAACGAGCAAGTCAAATCATTCCAATTTGTCTTGCCTTCGTGCCAGATCTTCTCTTGGTTGTGGTACTGTTCAATAGTACCAAGAGACAACTTTGGTCTATTGGCAGTCTTAAGATAAGCCCAAGCACGTTGCTGCATGTTCGAAATGTTCATAATCCAACGATATTTTCTGCGAGTTTCAACTTTACCGTTAGCTTGTGTCTCGCTTTGAGATCCAGTTCCACAAATGCTAAAACCAGGCATGGTATTCTCCTTTAATTAGTTCTCTAATTTATTTTTGATCGTAGGATTATCAATTATGATTTGGGCAACTTCTATTCGAACATTTTGTTGCTTTGATAACTCTACGTCCATTGTATCTGTTCAATTTCTTTACTGTCGAACCACAAATGGGGCATGTTTGTATGTTTAGATTGTTAGATGTACGTATTTGTTTTCTTGCCCCAGACACTACTGTTCTGCTGTTTATGTGTCCACAACACATTGTGTCTTCCTACAAATAGGGGTGGTGGGACTGGTCCCACCACCCCTCAAAATATTACCCAGCGTCTGTTACTACTCCGCCAGCTGCAAGAATTTCTTCAGCGGCGAAGCTTTGTGTGCTTCTCATTACCACCAAGTTAAGAATAATGAATTCAATAACCTTAGTCGGTTTGATGAAGACCGAAATCCACATCTCGTTTCTGTCTCTTCTTTCTGGGGTATTTGTTGTCTCGTCACAAACAACCCGGAAGTCTTCAAGACCTCTTCTTGCTTTGATGTCAGCCAAGAATGATTCTGTGAGTGATTTTGCTTGATTCCAAGTTACGGAATCATTCTGTTCAAACACAAACGGTCTCAGAGCTCTGGTCAAATTCTTCTTGATGTATGACAGCAGCATTCTTACATTAACTCTGTCAAGAGCAGATGCTGTACGTTGAAGAGTTCTTTGACCCCAAATTGTGATACCATCCTGAGGGAAGTTCACGATTGGATTGACAGCATTGCCTGAACCATAAAGAAGATCACGTTCTGGCAATGTTGGGCTGTATTCAACATCGATCGGAGTAATTAGACGACCTCTGCGCAGACCAGCTGGAGCAAACCACTGTTCAGCAACTCTGGATGTTCTTGCAAACACAGACAGAGCATGACCTGAAGGTGGAATCCAAATATTTTCGCCACTAAACTGATCAAAAATTTCTAACCATGACCAGTAAAGAGTAGCATAGGAGCTATTGATTGCTTGTCTCAAGTCAGACAAGAGCATTCCGTTGTGCCAATCAACAACCTGTTGCGGGCGGAGCCCGTATGGCGAATCAACAAGATAAAGTGTATCGCCTCTTGATGCGCACATTTGGATAGATTGACCAATGACAGCACCAGAAGAGAATCCAGGGGTTGCCATCAAGTTGATGTCATAAGTTTCTGGATTTTCAAATGCAAAAACACCAGTAGCAAGAGCTGGATTGCCAATAACAACTCTATCAAGCTCTGTGCTGTAAATTGGATCCTCTGGAATACCATTAGCCTGTCCGTCAAATTCTCTATTGTTGAATGACGAAGGAAGTCTAACTTCGTAACTTGAATCTGTTGGGTCATTGGCAAGTGCTGCTGGACGTTCTTCCCAGTTGAGGAAAGCATTGCCATTAATGCCACCAAGGGTACTACCAGGATTTAAGACGTTTGCAACATATCTGTCACTTGTCTTATCAAAAGAAACATCCTGAACCTGGTCAACTGTGAGGCCGGCGCTATCTTTAACAATGATTGTGTAACGGCCAGCGCTATCACCAACACCCTCAGTAAACAACTCAAGAGTAACTGAATAATTATCAACCCATGTGCCGGATGAAGTTGCAACAAAATAACCAACAATGTGTTCATAATAATCAGAATCAACGGAACATTGAACACTAAGAGGATCAGTTTCACAGCTCAATGGGCTGGCTGGATTCAATTCACCCTGTGCTGGTAAATTACGTCTTGGATCAAAGAAACCATCATAAGCATCTTTGTATGGGTAGTTGATTTCAACTTCTTCTGCAAAACGAAGAGTCTTAAGATTTGACCAATTAGCCATCATCTCAAGAGTCAAAAGTTGATTTGTTGGGTCAGCTTCAATCACGAGAATGCTGTTATCATCTGTGATTTGAAGAGCATACGATCTCCAGTAACGAACACCAGACTGGATGCCGCCAGCGTGGCAAGCCTGTGCCACTGTCTCAACTGGCATGCTGGTACCAACGCCCACTGAGAATTCAACAGTTGTTGTTTCATCATCAGCAATAGCATTCATTACAACTCTGTTGTTGCCAGAATTGATATTGAAAGGACCAACATCCGTACCAATGAGTTTGGCTCTTGGAATATCCCAAGCGTACAAACTCTTACCGACTTCCAAAGACCAAGCTTCGCCAAGACCGGAAATAGGATCTGGCATAAGTTGGAGGCTCTGGCCACGGTCGTCTGTTACAACTGTTGGAACACCACCGATATTGACAAGTTTGTAATCTTCAATAAGGCTTAATGCACCACTGCCAGCATCGGCAGCATTGAAATCAGCAACAAAATCATCAACCGTATGACCAGCTGTTACACCATCATACCATGCATTGGCAGGCATTTCATAGGCATTAATAACAGGACCGTTTGTGTCTTCTTCTCTGTCAACCCAAAAACCAAATGTTCTGTTATTTGGCTGGACCACAAATGTAAAGCTATCATTTTGCGCAAGAGTGCCAGTAGTAACAACAATTTTGAAAATAAGACCAGTAGCATCATCACCAGTACCAACAGTAATTGGTTCTGATTCTCCAGGTGTTACACTTTCAACAACCACACCTTGTTCAATAACTTCACCATCACTGTTTCTAGTGATTTCATATGATGCGCCATCCATTGAAGAACCACCAGTAGCTGTTGGGCCATCTGTGATCAAAACAATGAAAGAATCATCAACAACGCCAGTATAAGTATCACTTAGGCCAGCACCAGTAAAGTCTAAGGTTGCATCTGTGGGAGAAGTAGCATCGATATCATTATAATCAATACTTGTGATCGCATCATTATGGAATTCGATTGGGCTTTCCTCTGTTGGAATTCTCAATGCGATTCGACCATGATCGATCCCAGAAAATAGTGGGATTCTGCCCCACCCATAACGTTTGGCACCAGAAACATCGATAGCGACATCTTCAAGGGCCGGATCCATCCCCTCTTCCCATTGAACGCCAACTCTTTCGATGTAACATTGGTTACCTTCCTCAAGATACGCAAGTGTTGCATATCCCAAATAACTCTCTGGGAAAGGCTCGCCAAATGTATCAACAAATTGTTGAGCATTCGTAATATAGACGGGCTCGTTCAGTGGACCTTTTTGTGCCGTACCAATAAGTGCCGGGCGCAGAGCACCAAAACCAGTGGCCAGGTAGCTTACATCAATTTCGTTAACATAAACCCCAGGTGACAAATATACTGCCATGACTGTCTCCTATATGTCAAAATTTACGATATATTTGATTAGAAGACAGATTTTATGCAATATCGCCAACCACTCTAATTTCACCCTTTGCCCTCAAATTTGATATCTGATTTGCATTAAAAAGCGAAATTCTCTCGGTCAGAGTTTTGTGCGGTCCGATATAAACGGATCTTTCACCAACATAAAAATCTGCATTCTGATCTCTTAACTGAAGAACAAGTGTTCTTTTGGTCAAATTCTCAACTGTTGCTTTGGGTTCATCTGATTTGGACCGTTTGGTTTGCTTAATTTCCCTCTGGGTCATTGGTTTACTCATTGTTTCTCCTAAAAATCATCAACTCTGTACACATCAAAAACTTCGCCAACGGGTGACTCTTTAATAGTGGCCACCCTACCAAGCACAGTTGGAGCAATTTTCTCATTAATAGGCAATGCATATTCAAGAGAAAAGCTCATGTTATATATTACTTTTGCTCTGTCCTTTACAACGTCAATATCACTGCTGTCATTAGTACCAGTATGTTTAACTCGAGCTATCTGAGAATAATATTCATCTTCGACATTAAATTCGCCAAGAGGGTTTGTTCTCCTAATTATGTTACTATCTATATATTCGACATCTTGCTTAAATTCACCCCATATATAAACAGAATATTCTACCTTAAACGGAACCGGCCTATAAATAAGTCTTTTTCTTCTCATTGTACTATCTGTAAATTCGGACCTTATAGGAACATATGGTGGAGTAAACCTATTGGGATCAAAAGCCCACGAAGTTCTTTGTATGGAAATTATAGGCAGTGTAACTCTGCCATCAATAAATTCCTGAGCCCACGATAAAATAGATCTATCTTGGTTAACAATATGAACTGAAGCAACTTTATATCCATCCAAAATTGGAATTTTAATTCCACTTAACCAATTTTTAAAGCCATCATCTAGTGTAAAAAACCCTTTTGTAGCAACTTCCCTAATTTCTTCTGGAGCATAATTCATTGGGGAATCTGCCACTGGCGGTCTCTGTGCCAAACCAGGAGATGTCATCTTCCTTGGTATTGGGATAGACTGTTCGCCTTGAAACACAGGGCTTTGTGGGTTTAATGATTTTATTGGTTGTTGAGTAAAATCATGAATTGGCATTATTTTATTCTCATATCAGACCATTTACCAAAACGAAATGTTTTATTTATGGCATCATCAACTTTCAACGCAAAATCCGCAGCATTATCAAGTGGAACTTTCACCTTTGCTTTCACATTAGCACCAGCAATATTTTTGCTAACTTCAACTTTTCCCTGCGTATT